TCAAGCGCGGCATATTTAACGTCTTGTCGCCAAGGTTTGCAACGTTTGGAAGACTCCAAAAGAATGCCCCTGCCGACATGACGCTTGCTGCCTTGTGGGGCTGGCTTGCCAAGCACGGTAAACGTAAAACTACTTGGGCAGGTTGTCAAAGGCGTTGTCAATTGCAGAGTTCAGCAAAGCCATAGCAAGCGTACTCGGTGCAACTTTGCGTTGCTGCACTTCAATTGTTTGGCCTGCAACTTCAACTTCGACGGTGTAGCCAGAAGTTGTTTCAGAAAGCTTCATGAGCTTTTCTGCGCGGCTGGCGTCAAGATTGATAGAGACTGATTTCATGATGTTGAAGGGGTAGAACGGGACTTACGCAATAGCCGCCCAAGATTAATAAAGTTGTCCGTAGTTGCCGCGTGCTTTTTGCTCGCGTGTTTTGAAGAAGCCTTCGAGATCAGGAAATTGATCCATCAAATCACGGGCTGCAAAAGCCGTGTGATTGTTGTTGACCTTTAAGCCAAGGTCACCGGTTGTTACGCGTGTCTCCCATCGGAGAATGTGAAACAAACCGTCCATTGAATAGCGGCTGTGACCTGAGACTTTTAGCTCTCTTGCAAGGCGTGCTAGCTGCAACAAAAGATCAGGATTCCTGGCCTTGCATTGCTGCCATTGTAAATACAATTTGCTGTTTGCCATCAAATCAAGAATAAATGTTTGCTAACTAATTGCTAATTGCTGCTCTTGTGCGTATTTAACAAAGCCAAGAGGAGCTGAAAGTATAGACACAGCCATAAAAGATTTTCTTTGCCATGGGATGTTGCCAACAATTGCATAAGGTTCTTTAAATCTTTTAAACTCATGAAGAGGGTCTATGCCTTTTCGTATTGCTTCAAAAAAGTCCCATTGCAATAATTGCTTTTCAAACGGCCCTTTGAATTGGGGGCTCTTGCCCCAAATGTAAAGCTTGTACGAAGGAAAGTACAGACCTTTTTTTGACATAAGCTCTCTGTATCCTTCCTCCCGTTCGGTAAGTGGTTTTTGTTTAAAGCGAATAGTGTTTTTGTCAAAAACTAAAACTCCAATTGATTCACGTTCTTCGTTATACTCTGCTTCGTGTTTGTACTTTGTCAAAACTTGACGATGGATAGCTGGTCGATCTTTTTCTTTAACTTTTCCTTGCACGCTTAAAAGCCTGCCAAATGAAACGCTTTCCTTTCTTGTATCTTTTTTGTCAAGCTGGCCGACAAATGAAAAGTTGTCCCATCTTCTAATTCGCGACTCTTGAGAGCTGTTAAATGGTAGACATAGCCTTACAAAGTTTTTTGTAGGCTGATGAAAAGCAATTGTGCAAATATGTGCTTTTTTGCGTTTGCCTTCAATAACACGTGCTTGGGCAAGACACACGCAATCTTTAAAAGTCAACATTTGCTTCCTCGGCTTTTGCGATTAAATACATGCCATGGCACCTAGATGGATAACACCAACAACCAAGCACTTTGCCTTTTAATTCGTCTAAACGATTATGCAAGCTAAATTTACGAGGAAAGAAAATCTCGTAAGAATCGCACACCGTGTCGCGATCACCATCAGGGCCCATTTCAAATGGATTTCCCCAATGGCTACTGCGATCAATACGCACAAAACGATCAGTTTTACGCGCCCAAGTAAGTAAAGCCCGGTCTGTGTCTTGGTGCATGTTGGCAACCACCGTTCCACCAGATTCAACGATCGCTTTGCGTTCTAGCTCGTCCTCTGTCCATTCATATCCAGGCCGAACTTGCTCAACTGCACGAGTGACAATGGCTTCAGTGAGTTTGCCTTCGTTTTCCTCCTTAGCAATGTCTTGAGCTTTCGTAAAAGCGGCTGACAAGGTCTCGTCGTCGTTTCTGACCGAGACCAAAGGGCGAAGGTGAGCGCCTGGCGTGTCCCCAATTCTGTGATTACCGGCCAGCTGGCCGGTGTTTTTAAGGACCGTCTCAACTTTCGCTGCCTCTAAATGTTTTTCAATCGTTCTGGCATGTAAATCAGGGAATTCTTCTCTGCAACAGCTCATAAGGCTGCGATAGCCAAGGGCTTTCCAGCCTTTGCGCCGATCTAGTTCATAAATCCTGGCGCGAACTGTGTTAATTCCTTTTTTGATGTCATTGACGGCGTCACGAGCCTCTTGCTCGTTCATGTCAATTACTGCAGTGATGTCGATAACTGTCACTTCAGCCCCTTGCAAGCTTGCTGCCAGCCTTGCTCACAGTGAGTGATCTGCTGCTGATTGTGCACGCTGGTCAATGTGACAAAAGTAGCAGCACAAAAAAGCACACCAAACGCAGCGCAAACAAGAAAGCTTGTTTTCTCAGGCTTGTTACCGGGGTTGTAGTAGCGGGGACGTGATTTCAAGGAAGTCATGGGGTGATAGGACTCTCGTCTGAATTAATGGTGGCATACCTGGGCATACCTGTCAACTATTTAAGCCGTTGCACTGCTGTTGCCTTCAGCATCATCCTCATGGGCTTCAGGCCCCCACGAGACTTCCTCAAGATTGGCAGCGTCTTGTTTTGCCTTCGTAGCGCGAACATCTGGGGGCAAGTTTCCCAGCCATTCCCGCAATGCCAGCCCTGTTGGTGTGCTCTTGGGCCATCCTGCAAATTTGAGCAGGGCTTTGGTGTCAGTAAAGCCTTGGCTTCTGCCTGGCTTCCAGCAGACCCAAACAGGTGATGGGCCTTCTGATCTGGTCTGATATTCAATAAATATAGAACCGGGCTTATAGAACTGGATACGTTTCATAAAACGTGCTTCCAAGTATTCCAAGTGCAAATCTGTTTTACGTTTTGGCGAGTGCAGCCAAAGATTTTTCCCAAAGCAGTCCAGGTGTATCCACCAGACTCATGCATTTTTCTCATTCGTTTGATGTCTTCGTCATTGAATACGCTTTTGCCGTGGTCCTCACCACGTTTTCTTGTTTGTGCAAAATTAAAGCTGCTCCCATCGTTGTCGAGTTTTTCTACTGTTTGAGTTGTGCGGAATCTGTATCCACAACTTTTACAGTTACGAAAACGGCGAATGCGTAAACCGCTGTCATTGATTTCTGTGTTTGAGACGCGGGTTTGTCCACCGCATTCAGGGCAATTCATTAGAACTGTGGTTGTGTTGCTTGGAATTTGCCCCACGCCTCTTCCCAAGCTTCAAGGCAAGTGCCGACGCTTTGCTCGACCACCTTAACTTTTAACGGGCCAACCACAATGGTTACAGCAACGTCGGGGTAAACGCCCTGGCGTGCCAAAAAGCTTGAGTACGCACCTAGTTGTGCGGTGGCTGGCTTTCTTGCTGCAACGGCTTTCTTGCTGCTGACAGTTTTTAAATCCCCAATCTGTATCAAACCGTTTTTGCGCACTAAAAAGTCAAAGCTGCCTGCGCAGTTCTTCAAAGGATCAACGACTCGATACTCAGTCGCCATCACTTCCGCTTCGCCAAAAAAATCCTCATCCAATAAAGCGTCGATCCACTTGTCCCATTTTTCTGGAACTGGTGGCCTGCCGCCCTTTAAATAGCCGTCAAGATATTCGTGGATGGTTTCGCCTCTGACTGCCCAGCCATCAGGGCCGTGCTTGTATTTTTCAATCATCGCCCGCTTAAAAGGGGTCAGCTCAACGTCGAGCACATCCGAAACGCTGTGCGCCAGCCACTCGCCGCGCCATCGGTAGCGGTGCTCATCTTTAAAAAATTTAAGCTCTGGAATCGGATCAAGCATTAAGGGGTTGCGCTCTGGGGGCAGTATGGGCATACTTTGGCAGCAAAGCAACCCCAGACCATGTCTGAACTTGAACAAATTACGAACACTAGAGTGCTAATTGACCCGAGGGTTATTTCTGAAATTGACCGAAAAAGGCCAATTGGCGTAACCCGCACCGGCTGGGTCAACCTGCTGCTTCAAAAGGCCATTGCATCAGAGCCGGAGCCCCTAGCCCGTGACTAATCTCGACGCAGAAGAACGCGCTTTTGATCTGTTGCAGTGGGTGCCGTATTGCCTTCCGTCTCAATATGACGAAGAGCAAGCNATGCTCGGCTATTACAGCAAGACGCAGAAAGATCGTTCAGACCGTGCCATCGACGCATGGGACGCTGATCATCCGTACAAATCCAGCGACGAACTAGAAGCGTTCAAAGAACTGGAAAGGCTTGGTGTCTACACACAGGCTGACTTTTACTCACCAAGCAAAGCCAAAGATGGACACTACACCGGGCGAATCAAAGCCCTCCGAGATTCTGCCCGAAAGCCTGAAGGACCACCAAGATCTGCTGGACCGGCTCGACCAATACGCAAACACCGTCCTTTGTAACGAGACAGACGAGCTACGCCGATCGCAACTGCTTCGTCTTTATGCCGATGAGGTTGGTTGTCCGATAAACGAAAAGACTGCGGCAATTGTTTTAAGCAAAGCGCAAGGTCAAATCGCGGGCGTATCCGTGCCGCGGAAACGCGGCGAAAAGTTAGACACAACCGGTACCCCATGGTCGTGGGAAGGTGTGATCATGGCCTCTACGTTTAACCTGCTTGTTGCACCACCAAAGGTCGGCAAGTCTGCCTTGATGGTAGGAATGATCAGCGCATGGTTTCATGGCGAAGAATCTTACCTAGGCCAAAAACTTCACGGCGCTTGCCCCAAGGTTTACATCATTGGGACTGACCAACCAGAAAGCGATTGGAACACCTTGTTTGAACGCGAAGGCTTGGTGGATAGCGATGGCAAATTATCAGGCCCGATCGAAATGTTGTGGCACACGGGAGCACCGTTGCACCTAACAATTGAGGGCATTAAACATCTTTCTGAAATCGCAGAAGAGAATCCCGGCTCGTTCTTTTTGCTCGACAGCTATCACGCCTGTTGTGCGCCGCTTGGTCTGGAAGAAGCAGCTTCAAGCTTTGACGGCCCAGCCCGTCAGCTTTCCGAGGCTTTAGCCCCGCACAAGGCCACGTTGGCGATGATCCACCACACCAACAAAAGCGTTAGCGGTGGCAACGCAACCAATGCCAGCCGGGGCAGTAATGCCCTGCCTGCAGCTGCCAGCCTCACGATCCTGATGAACTGGTTTAAGCAGCCTGCAGAAGGCCAGACGCAATCAGACCACCGCGTTGTGCTCAAGACGCAGGGGAGGGCAAAAGGCACGACCCTGCTGATTGAGCTTGAGGACGATGGATGGGTGCATCACGGCGATGGTGAAAGCGTCTTAGCTGCTGAATCGATGCAAGAGGCAGCAGACGAGCTGCAAGGTCGTCAAGCCGATATTTTCGATTACATCTGCGAGCGTTGGTCAGACGGGCAATTTCCCGTTGTTGCGAGCGAGCTGGCAGACGTAGCCAAATGCAACGCAAGCAAGGTCAACCGCGCCCTTCGCGCATTGGAGAAAAAAGACCTTGTTCGGCAGGACGGACAGCTTGATCCTTTGGTCTCTGGGGGTCGCCCTCAACTCTTGTGGGTTCCCAATACCCCCTCCCCGGAAATAGGGGGAAAAGGGGGAAAAACGTCAACAACCCCTCGCGCGTCATATGAAATAGAGGGTTATTCCCCTTCTTCCCCTTGTTTACCCGATTCCCTTGGTACCTCCACTGTGGGGGTTTTACCCCCCGGTACTCCGGTTGAATTACGACGCGGCGATGCCTGGTCAAATGGCTGGGTTATTGCCAACGCGAACAAAATGGACAGCATCCGCGCTGCAAAGCTCGGAAGCCCCCACATCACGATTAGTTCCTTGCGATGGGAACTAGACGTGCGCCTTTGTCAATCTGGCTTGCAAGAGCCTGAACCCACTGATTCTTTTGATTTCTAATGTCTGAATCCGGCAGAAAACACCCCATTAGGGTCGATATCCGTTTAACCGCTGCAGAGCGGGATGCGCTTTCACAGGAGGCCATACAGCGTGGCATCACGCGCCAGGAGCTGCTGAGGGCTCGTGTGTTGAGCGAAGCAAACCAGCCGGCACCAATCCCTGAGATCAAGCCTGTCTTCTACTCCAAGGGTCGTGACTCCATTGACCGGGCCATTGCTGCTGTCAATCGCCGCTATGACGTTCCACACGCGCAGCTAGAGCCATTGATTTGCACTGTCATCTGCGCCTTGAACGCAAAACGTTGACACGGGTATGCCCCGGGTGTATGTTGTGTGCATCGGGCGGAGATCGCTCGACACTTTCGCTTCAACACCATGCTCGACTATCACCACACATGGCTCAACTTATTTGATGAATTTCAAGCCACTCAAGACAAGCTTGATTCGTCAAATCTTCTCAAGCTCTCGCCTGTCGAGCCTTGTTACACCGTCAACGCCTACAAAGGCTCTGAGCACATTTGGGAAGACTTTGCCTACGACAATGACGAAGTTGCCAGCCTTAAGCAAATTGCTACCGAGAGCGGTTACACCGTCACCGTTAAAAAATTAAGCAACGACTAATTACTGTCGGGGCGCCTGATGCCTGGTCTCACACAGCAGGCTGAAAGCTATACAACACCCACCCCCGTGGGAAAAGCAGGGCGGGCCGGTGTCCCGATCAATACCCCGACTCCAAACATGGACAAACAACTCAAAGCAAAACAACGTCAAAATGAGTTACGTGCCTTCCTTTTTTATGAAGCCAAGCTCAGCGCTGCCTATCGCCAAGCTGCGTACGCTCGAGTCAGGTGCTCGGATCAGCATCACAGTCGGGGAGCCTCCCTTCCAGTTCAGATCGATTGTGAGTAACGAAAACGACGTTGTAGAACAGAAAATTATTTGCCTTCAGAGCTACTGGCTTAAAGCAAGTCAAAACCAAGAGCTTTGACCTACCATCTACTCGTTCCCCTGTTAACTTCAGGGCATGGCAAAGAAGTCAACCAACACAGAAATAGACAGTCGCATCAATGAGGTCTATGACCTATTACTTAAGGCGTACAGTCGTACGCAAATTGTGCGTCACTGTGCGGAAAATTACGGCATNGCTGAACGTCAGGCCGAAACTTACATCGCTCGTGCTCGTCAACTCATGCAACTTGATGCTGAGTTAGAACGGCCTCAATGGCTTGCAGCAGCAGTCGCAAGGCTTGCTGAATACGAGCGCCAAGGCGTTGATTCAAAGCAATTGCAAGTTGCGATTCGTGCTCTTGAAATCCAAGCCAAGCTTCTGCGCTTCGACCTGAACTGATGCCGTTGCTCTCAGGCATCACAGGCAACGAGCCTCTTCTTGGGTTCGTTAAGGACATACAGACTTTTGAACGACCAACAACAACAGAAGTTCTTGCACGCGTTCAAGACGGCATGTTGTCCCATCAGGTCAAATTTTGCGAGGACATTGAGCACCGCAAACTTGGGCTCGTCTGCGGATTTGGGGCAGGCAAAACATACGGCTTGATCTGCAAAAGTGTTCACATGGCTGCCTTGAACGTAGGCCACGTTTCAGCCTTGTTTGAACCTATAGCTCCGATGTTGAGGGATATTCTTATGCGTTCAATGGATGAGCTGTTGGAGAAGTGGGAGATCCCTTTTGACTTTCGTGTAAGCCCCTTGCCGGAATACACGTTGCACTTCGCAGAGGGCAGTCACACCATCCTTCTTCGCACCATGGAAACGGCCAATAGGATTCGAGGGCAAAATTTGTGCGCTGTTGGGTTCGACGAAGCCGATACAGCAAACAAGTCAGTTGCTACGCAAGCAATGCGAATGGCGCTGGCTCGCCTTCGTTCTGGCAACGTGCAGCAGTTTTACGCTGCCACTACCCCAGAGGGATTTGGCTGGGCGTTTGACACGTTTGAAAAGAACGCAAGCAAAGACACCGCTTTGATTCGTGCCAAAACAACTGACAATCCATATCTCCCAGAAGGCTTCGTTGATTCGTTGCTAGAGAACTACCCAGAAAATTTGATTAAGTCTTATCTGAACGGCGATTTTGTAAACCTAAATACTGGGCAGGTTTACGATCGTTTTGATCGTGCTAAACACGTCATCACAGAATTACCGAACGTTGAGAACGAACCTTTAAGGATCGGAATTGATTTCAACGTCGCAAACACCAATGCTGTTGTAGGGGTCCGCATTGGTGACCAGCTCGTGATAATAGATGAAATTGCACAGGCTCACGATACAGAGAGTTTGGCTAGAGAAATAAGAAGGCGATATCCTGATCAAAGAATCTATGTTTATCCCGATGCCTCGGGTTCGAGCCGCCATACCAACAGTTCGCGCACGGATATTGCAATTCTTGAATCGTTTGGGTTCTCGAATCAGTCAGGCAAAAGCAATGGTGCCGTACGGGATAGGGTTCTTGCTGTTCAGGTGCTGCTGGAAAACTCAAAGCAACAAGTCCGAGTTCAAATCTCTGACAAGTGCAAAAGATTGATTGAATGCCTTGAGTTGCAATCGTGGAATGCAAAAGGCGAGCCAGACAAAGAGGCAGGTTATGACCACTTTTGTGACGCGTTTGGATATCTGGTCGTGAGAGAATTTTCCCCACTTCATGCGCGTGCTGGGCGGGGCACTGGCATTAGGCTCTACTAAACTGTGGTATCGGGCGGGATTTAACTGTGTATTCAGGCTTTTCTGGTAGTCGTCAACGTGTTGGCAACGTCACGACGGTAGATAGCCCAAACACGGCTTGGGCAAATATGGAGCCCCATTGGGAGCTGCTAGAGGCGCTCCAAGGCGGAACGTTTGCGATAAGAAAAGGCCATCGAAAATACCTTCCGCAAGAGCCACGAGAACAAGACCTTAGCTACGATGTCAGGCTCCAGCGGTCCGTCTGCTCCCCTTATACAATTCGAATCGAGCGGATGTTGGCGGGCATGTTGACCCGCAAACCGGTCAGGCTTGACGATGTAACTGATCAAATCCGCGAGCAACTATTCGACGTTGACTTGCAAGGCAATGACCTTCAATCTTGGCTTTTTTCTACGTCAAGGATTTGCCTGAGGTACGGCCATGTTGGTGTTCTTGTTGATGCTCCTAAGGCCGGTGAAAACGGAAGACCTTATTGGGCGACTTATGACCCAAGGAGCATTATTGGCTGGCGTTCAGATTTTAAAGATGGCAAACAAGAACTGACGCAGCTTCGTCTTGCTGAAAAGATCCTTGTGCCGGATGGCTTGTACGGAGAGAAGCAGGTCGAGCAAGTGCGTGTTTTGACTCCTGGTGCATTTGAGATCTTCCAGAAAGATCAAAAAGGTGACTTCCGTGTTGTCGATGAAGGAACAACAAGCCTGAGTAAAATTCCGTTCAGCGTTGCTTACTCCAACCGCACAGGCGTTTTGGAATCGTTCCCACCTTTGGCTGATATTGCAGAGCTAAACCTGCAGCACTATCAGGTTCAATCTGATCTTTCGAACCAACTGCATATAAGCGCTGTTCCATTATTAGCCCTATTCGGATTCCCGCAGTCTGCTGAAGAGATCAGTGCAGGCCCCGGGGAAGCTTTTGCACTCCCCGAAACGGCGCGGGCAGAATTTATTGAACCTGCTGGCAACAGCTACGACGCACAGTTCCGAAGGCTTGACCAGATCGTTTCGCAAATCAACGAACTTGGCCTTGCTGCTGTGATGGGTGCAAAGCTCAGCGCAGAAACTGCTGAATCAAAAAGGATTGATCGCAGTCAAGGCGATGCGACGATGATGCAGGTAGCAATGCAAATGCAAGACCTAATCGACAACTGCTTGCGGTTTCACGCTGATTACTTGCAGGAGTCACAAGCTGGCAGCAGCCTTGTCAATCGTGACTTTATGGGCGCAAGACTTGAGCCACAAGAAATTCAAGCGTTGTTGCAGCTTTACACCGCTGGCACGGTGACGCAGGAAACATTGTTGCTGCAGCTAGAGGCAGGAGAGGTACTAGGAGATGAGTTCGATGTTCAAAATGAGCTTGAAGCAACGCAAGCAGGCGGTTTACTCGAAACACCGCAGCCGGTTCTAGAGCAGGCAGTCACAATGCCTGAAGGTGAACCGGAGGCAAACGATGAGCTGGTTGGATAATTTGCGGAAACCAAAAGCAGAGCAACCATCAAGCCGGGATTTCTTTTACTCACATGACAGGCTTGCTAATCAGTATTTTGCAGTTATCAGACTGACGTGGTACTTGGACGGCAAAGTTTGCGCCGTAACTGAAAGCAGTATTGCGACTTGTGACAAAGATGTCGTTGCGGAATTTACGTCAATCTTGGATAACGCTCTAAGGCTTGGCGCGGATGCTTCTGTTGTTTGTATTGAAGAAGCTCAAGCCCTTGGCATCTATGAAAAATGAGCACACCTGCCGAGCTTTATCGCAATGCCATCGACCTCAATCGATTTAGCAACGGTGTCGCGAAGCGTATCGCTCGCACATACAACGATCTTATTTTGGACGCTGTTGATCAGCTGCGTGGGATTGATGAGTTGTCTGCACCTAGCAAAGCTGCAAGGCTTCGGGCCATTCTCGCGCAACTAAAAGAATCGTTGAATGGCTGGGCCGGATCGAGCACAATCTTCGCGGTTGAGGAGCTGCAGGGGTTAACGCTTTTGCAGTCTGAGTTTGTAGAAGAGCAGCTACGCAAGGCATTGCCAATTGAGCTGCGTAATCAGATTCGCAGCGTGCAGATCAGCCCGCAGTTTGCGCAATCTGTTGCCACTGTTGATCCAACTGCTCTGAACGTTGTTTCGCTAAGCGATGACTTACAAGCTGCAGTGACAGGTGCGCCACAAACCTTTCAGCTGACAGCAGCGCAAGGCACGACCATCACGTTGCCAAACGGCAAGGTCTTGGAAAAGTCGTTTCGTGGTTTGGCTGAGTCGCAGGCTGATCTTTTCGCAAAAACTGTGCGGAATGGTTTGTTAACGGGCGAATCAACTGACAAATTGGCGCGTCGTTTAAAGGGTCGTTTGCGTTTTGGTCAGCCGGGAAGTCTTCGGCAGATGGCTCAGGCTGGCGGTGAAGTGACAGCCGTTGCAAACAATCAAGTGATGGCGATGGTGCGTACCAGCATTAATCAGGTTGCAAACGCATCAAGCCAGCAGGTGTATGAAGCCAATCAAGATGTGACAAAGCGGTATCGCTACGTCGCAACGTTAGATAGCAGAACATCATCAATTTGCCAGGCGCTAGACGGTCAGGAGTTTGATTACGGCAAAGGGCCAACGCCACCGCAGCATTTTAATTGCAGATCAACGACTGTTCCTTTGATTGATTACAAGGGGCTTGGGATAACACCGCCAAAGCCTGGCAAGCGCAGAAGTTCCGACGGCTTAGTGCCTGCTAACCAAACTTATGGGCAATGGCTGAGCAACCAAAGCAAAGCTGTAAAGGCTGACGTGCTTGGTCCTGAAAAGGTTCCGTACTTCAATCGGTTGTCGCAGAAGTATGGCCCGACAAAGGCAATTCGGAAGTTTGTCAGCCAAGACGGTTCAGAGCTAACCTTGGATCAGCTCAAAAGCCGGTATCCAAGTGGTAAAGCTTCATAGCAGATTTCAGCTCACGGTTCCGGTAGAAGAAGCACCACCGCTTTCGTGCCCACCTAAAAAGCCTGCAACTAAAAAGGCTGTAGCCAAGAAAGCAGAAGCCAAGGAGGAATCCTGATGCCTAGCTACTCCGGCCCAAAGAAGCCACAGAAACCTGCTCCTAAAAAAAAGAAAGGAGCTAAAAAGAAGTGAAGAAGGGCTCTCGCGTTAGCTGGGTTTACCAGGGCAAGCGGACCTTTGGCGTTGTCACCGGTAGTGGTGGCAAGCGTGCATCAGTCAAGGGACCAAGCGGTGGCACGGTTACTCGTGTTGGCACTGATGCTGATCCTGTTGTGCGGATCAAATCAGAAAGCACGGGCAACCCTGTGCTTAAGCGTCGCTCTCAACTAAAGGCGGCACCAAAAGGCAAATGACCATCAAGCGTGGTGGTCATACGTTTGCGGGCTACGACAAGCCAATTAAGACGCCGAATCATTCGAGCGGCAAATCACACGCCGTTGTGGTCAGTGTTAAAGGCAGCCCGAAGATCATACGTTTTGGGATGCAGGGCGCTAAGACAAAGCCCCCGCGCAAGGGCGAATCAGCGGCGGATAAGGCAAAGCGTGCGTCTTTTAAAGCGCGTCATGCAAAAAATATTGCCAAGGGAAAAACAAGCGCCGCATATTGGGCGGACAAAGTAAAGTGGTGAAGCAATTTAGCCTGTGGCTAATTCATGTCCGAAGAACAAACTGCTCCTGTGGAGCAATCTGTTGACAACAGCGAATTGAAAACAGAACTCGAAACAATGAGGCGTAAAAACGTTGAATTGTTGGATGAGTACAAAAAAGCAGTAGCTAAAGCAAAGGCTGTTCCAGATGGCGTTGATGTTCAGGAGCTACTGGATTTCAAAGCCAAAGCGGAACAAGAAAATCTGGAAAAGCAAGGTAAGTACGGGGAAGCTCGACAAGCTTTGGAGCAACAGTTCCGTGAGGCGACGGCGGAGAAGGACAAGCGCATTTCAGAACTCGAAGCGCGTGTTCGTGAACTGGAGCTAATTACGCCTGCTGTCAGTGCCTTGGCTGACGTTGTTCATGACCCTGACTTGATTTTAAAAACCAAGTTGACCAGTGAACAAATCGAGCGTGAGCCTGATGGCACCGTTGTGGTTGTCGATGGCTATCAGCGAACGCCTGTCGGTGAATGGGCCAAAACGTTGCCAGCTTGGATGCAAAAGCAACCCAAGCCTCAAGGCAGTGGCGCACCGTCTGGGCGTGCAACAAGTGATTCTGTTGCTGGAATTAAAAATCCATTCAGCAAAGAAACGTTCAACCTCACAGAACAATCACGGTTATTTAAAACTGATCGTGACATGTATGAAAGGTTGAAAAACGCAGCTAACCGTTAGTATGTGACCTAATGGCAAAGCTGTGCTGCGCCTAAGGGCTGTGC